ATGTTAGGTTATAGCGGATATACAGAACATTCTGATTATTACATAGCACCACATGATACATGGGAAAGTGCATTTGAATTTCTAAAGCAACTGGCTTGTGAAAGTGGCGATAATGAATTTTGTATCGGTGAGGTGCATCAAACAAGCATGTTAGTGTTTGGAAATATAAAATGGTACAAATGGAATGAAGATAAAGGAGAATGGATACAGTATGATTAAGCGTTATAAAAAGAAACCAGTTGTGATTGAAGCAATACAGTATACGCGAAAAAATTGGGAAGAGTGTGTGAAATTTTGTGGAAAAGACTTTATATGCTTTATTGAAAACAAACTTCTCATTAACACATTAGAGGGGCAATATAGAGCGTCGTTAGGTGATTACATCATCAAAGGTGTTAAAGGCGAGGTTTATCCGTGTAAGCCTGATATATTTGAAATGACATATGACGATGCATTGGATTTGTGATTTTAATTAATGTATTGATTGGATAGATATAGGCGGTGAAATATCCGCCTTATCATAAGAGGTGAATAAAATGAACGAAGAAAATAAAAATGAATTAAGTATTAGTGAACCTGAATGGCAAGCTAGATTTAGAGGAGAGTATAAGGCATTAAAAGAGCGTTATAACAAACTACACAGAATGATTGTTAAATATGATGCTGGAACTTTAGATTTTAAACCAACGTGTTCTATAGATTTGTTGCGTAGGCAAAAGGCTACTATGGGAGAGTATTTAAATATACTTGAAATTAGAGCGGAAATTGAAAATATACGTGGTTTAGATGATGATACCACTAAATTAAAAAGCTATATAGTTGAAACTGGTGCATGTGGGTAACTAAGAGGAAGAAAGGTAAATAGAAAATGGTTAGAAGATATGAGAAAAGGGTTAATGAAATTCAAGCTGTGCAATATAGCGGTACTAATATTATGGAAATAGTCGATTTTGTTGGTGATGTAATTGGTATTGATTGGTATGAAAACGCATCATTAGAAATCACAACAGATGATGGAAGAATCGAATGTTTTAAAGGTAATTATATTGTTAAAGATCATAAAGGTAAAATTAAAGTTCATGAGGTAAATGAATTCGAAACGACTTACAGAGAGGTAGAAGATTATGATTAGTGATGAACAAGGTCAAGAATGGGTACTACGAAAGCTATATGATGCTGGGTGGCGATATTATGTTAAAAATGCTGGTGGTTGTTCATTTTTAACAACAAATACACCAGTTATATTTAATGGTCGAGTGGATGTAATGGTTGGTGGAAGCATTCGATGTGCTGGGTTGATTGGGAAAGTCTTACCTAGTTTAAATGAAAACGAAATTCTAGATATTGCAGAATATCTAGGTATTGTTGATTGGTCAAAAGTAGAAGTTGATACACCTATACTGGTTAAGCATCGTGTTGAAGAAACTTGGGAAAAACGTCATTTTGCATGTTTTAAAAATGGATATGTATATACTTGGCGTGAGGGTACAACATCTTGGAGCGTACCAGATGAGCAACTTATTACAATGTGGAATTATGCAAAACTAGCAGAGGTATAAGTATATGACATGGTTTATGTTCTTTTGTTTATGGCTTGCAGTTGGTAATACAAATAATGGTTATGCAAATGCAATTATATTTGTAGCATGGAGCGTGTTGGTTTATATGTTAGCCATTAATGGTGCATTTAAGGATTGAGGTGATTTGTATTTGAATGAACCGACAAAAAGTGAAAAAAGATTAATTAGTAGTGCTAGAAAATACCTTGAGCCTGTAAAGACAGTTGATGAACAAATAAAGTCGATTGCAAAAGAAATAGAGCAACTACGATGCAACATTACATCGATTAGTGCTATTGATTACTCAAAAGATAGAGTGAGCGGTGGCGGTGTTCCATGCGGGTTAGAAAATAGCGTAGCAAGGTTTATTGATACAGAAAAAGAACAACGCAGACGGATTGATGAATTGAGCGAGTACAAGTGCGATGTAATCAACACGATCAATAGTCTAAGTGAAGAAATAGGCGGCACAATGTTACGTTATGAATACCTGCTTGGAATGTCAGCTAAACAAGCACATTCGGTTTTTGAAAACCAATTCAACGAAAGACAGGCTATGAGATACAAAGAGAAAGCGTTAATTGAAATAGGCAAGTTGAAATGTCAGTAAATGTCATGAAATGTCAGTAAATGTCAGTATCTATAGCTAAAAACATATAGTAGAATATAAGGTGTAAAGGTTGCCGATGAGCAATCGTGCTGTTGCAGGCACAATAACAAAATAGCAATTGAGGTGCGGTTTTATATTTTGTATTTTAAAATCAACGAGTATTGTTTCTAAGTCATTACAATCTATATTATTTTCTAATCGCACCGCACCTCTTATATTGCATTTTGTAAACTAATACCGTACATATAGTCCTTTCCAATGATGCAATAACAACTAACTATACGTTTTATGAGATAAAACCTTTAAGCGAAAAGATGTTACATACTACAAACAACTGGCGGTATTAGTTTAGAGAGTGTAATTGCATACTGAAAACTAAAGCTATATATGTTCCATTAAGAACCGAGTAATGTACGTGAGTTAGACAGAGGGTATCTAATCGTGATTACAATTCATATGCTCGTGTTGGCTGATAGCTAACTATATAGCTTTGGTTTTGAGTATGCAATAAAAATGAATAAAACTATCACATAATGAGGTATATCCACGGCGATATATCTCATTTTTTGTATAAAGATATCAAAAAGGGGAAATATGACACAGGTACATTGCGATAGAAAGCATTGCTTGAACAACGATAAATACGGAATATGCACTGCTGATGCAATCGAATATAACGGATTGTGTCAGACATACATAACAGCTAAACGTTCCTGTAAGACACATTGCGGAATATGTCGCAAGGATAAAGGTAAATTAAAACGGAAAGGCGGTGAGGTTCTTAAATAATGGAAATTGTAACAAAAGGCATACATGAATTAACTCCATATGATAAGAACGCACGCAAGAATAATAAAGCCGTTCCGTTAGTTGCAAAATCGATAGAACAATTCGGGTTTAAAGTACCAATTGTTATTGATAAGAACAATGTGATTGTGTGTGGTCATACAAGGTATAAGGCAGCACAAGCATTGGGTATTGAAGAAGTACCTTGTATTATTGCTGATGATCTAACAGACCAACAAATCAAAGCATACAGGTTGGCAGACAACAAAGTAGCTGAGGTATCTAAATGGGATAAAGGCATTTTGTTATTAGAGATGAATGAAATATTTGATTTTGATATGTCGGACTTTGGGTTTGAAATTGCTGACCCAGTAGACACGGTTGAAATAGAACTACCGCAAAAGGAAAACGAGCGTGAGCGGACGGCTAATGCATATAACTTGTATGATTTTGATGAAAACAGATGCACAGGTATATATGACATACCTACGCTGGACAAGGTGATACACACGCCGAAGTCGTTAATGGGGTTTAATTATTGCAAAAGTACACCTCCACAAGAAGGCGTAGGGGTTCATTTCTTCCTTGATGATTATCAATTTGAAAGAGTATGGAATAGTCCAGAAGATTACTGTACCATGCTTGCAGATTATGATTGTGTATTAACGCCTGATTTTAGCTTATACATGAACATGCCAATAGCGATGATGATATGGAACACATACAGAAGTCGCTTAATCGGTCAGATGATGCAAGATTATGGGTGTACTGTTATTCCTACTGTGTCATGGGCTGGTACAGATAGCTATGATTTCGCATTTGATGGATTATCAACAGGAGGAACAATAGCAGTATCTACTATTGGTGTTAAAAGAAACAAAGATGCATTTGATACATGGGTACAAGGTATGGACGAATGCATGGAAGTAGTTAAACCGCATGACGTAATCGTATATGGTGGTGATATTGGGTATACATTTGATTGTGATGTAACATACATCAGTAATTCAGTAACTGACAAAATGAAAGGGTGAGTACATGGGCGGTAGAGGTGCATCGTTTGGTAGTGGTTCTCATAGCGTATTTTATAAACGTGATAACGGAAGAGTATATGAAATAGCTAGTGCCTCACAAAAAAATATGCGTAAGTTTGGATTAAACCCTAAAGAATATATGGGCAGTAAATCGATTGTACGTGAATTGAATGGTAAGTGGGAAGGCTCATTGAATGATAAATCTGTATTTATGTTTGGTAAACGCATAAGTGCAAAACAAGCCAATGCTATGGCAAAAAGAACTGTAAGTCCTGAACAACGTATAAGAAATAACGAATTAAAACAAAGACTGACAGAGAAACGTAATGGAACGGCTTACAGCTTTAAACACGATGATAGGGCTCAAGGTAAACGAGGAAGGTCTAAATTGTCGATTGGTAAGCGTGGCGATAGTTTAGCTATTGCATATGATAATGCAAAGCATGCTAAGAGAGAAATAAATGCTGACATTGGCTTTAACCAACGTTTCACAGGTAAAAAAGCAAGTAATAGACAACTATCAGAATTAAATAAAATTGATAAAAAATTAAAAGGCATTCAATTAGAAGCCAAGAAATACGGAATTAAATTGTAAACAGTGATTTAACAGCGAAAGGAAGTGAGCAAAGTCAGACGATTAGACAACTTAAAAGGCATTGACAAAATGTCTAAAGAAGAACGCAGTGAATTTTGCTCACGAGGTGGAATCGCTAGCGGAAAGAAACGGCGTGAGAAACGTACGTGGAAAGAAATAACCAATGCATTGCTAGACACTCCGTTAAAAGATGGCCAAGTTGACGAGAAGATACAAAGCCTTGCCAGTGCTAAAGGGTTAAACGTAACCGCACAAACGGCCATTGTATTGAAACAGGTGGTAAAGGCTATCAATGGAGATAACAAAGCAGCAGAATTCATATTGACTGTATCGGGTGGACTGACCGAAAACGAGCAACCAACAGAAGATACTATCAAGCGTGTTGACTTAACCGATGTTATTATTCCGCATTACGATGTGGTGAGTGCTGACATTAAACGGCATAGGCATACGCATTACTGGATGACTGGCGGACGTGGTAGTACTAAATCATCATTTGTTGGTTGTGAGGTAGTTGATACCTTAATAAACAACAAAGATTGTCATGCGGTTATCTTGCGTAAAGTAGGGCAGACGCTCAAAAACTCTGTATACGCTCAAATAGAATGGTGTATAGAAAAGTTGGGTGTATCTGATAAGTTTACCTTTAAGAAATCACCGCTTGAAATTATTTATAATCCAACAGGGCAACGGATATTATTCTTGGGCGTTGATGATCCACAAAAGGTAAAGTCAATCAAATTACCATTTGGGTATGTTGGCATAGTGTGGTTCGAAGAATTAGACCAATTTGCGGGTATGAATGAAATACGAAACATAAACCAGTCCTTATTACGTGGTGGTGATAAGTACTGGTGTTTTTATTCTTTTAACCCACCGAAAAGCCGAGATAATTGGGTAAACGTGGAACAACTAACAGACGATGCGGATAGAATGGTAGTTAAAAGCGATTACACGATGGTTCCTGTAGAGTGGTTAGGACAACAATTCATTAACGAGGCAGAAAAGTTAAAAGAGGCACGGCCTGACCTATACGCTCATGAATATATGGGCGAGGTAACTGGTACAGGTGGCGATGTGTTCCCTAATGTTGAGGAATTGGACATCACGGATGAAATCATAGATACATTTGATAATGTATTCCATGGCATCGACTTTGGTTTTGCTACTGACCCATTCGTATATATGAAAGTGAACTACGATGAAAAACACGATACTATTTATATCTATGATGAAGTATATGGCACAAAATTAACCAATAAGAAGGCCGTAAACCTCATCAAGGATAAAGTAGGTGATAGGCCTGTATATTGTGATAGTGCTGAACCTAAATCGATAGCAGAATTTACAGAGTTAGGCATTAGAGCGTATCCAGTACGTAAGGGGCCAGATAGCCGTGATTTTAGTATTAAGTGGTTATCAGATAGGGCAAAGATTTACATTGACAAAAAGCGTTGCCCTAATGCATATCGTGAGTTTATGTCTTACGAATTCGCACAAGACAAAGATGGTAATTTTATTTCTAGCTATCCTAAACATAATGACCATACCATTGATGCGGTGCGTTATGGCTTACGTGAAATTATGGATGGTGCAAGATTTAGCTGGTAAGGGGGTACAATGCTAACAACTAATGAAATGTGGCAAGCAATCATAGAGGGGAATAGTGGCATCTCCGAACGTGAATTCTTGCAAAGTGAAATACGAAAATTTTTAAGCAGCAAAGATAGAAAAGACATGCTAACAGGTAGGCGATACTATGAGGGTAAGCATGATGTTCTAAATAAAAAGCGGACTACTATTATTGAAAATGGCAAGTTGATGGAACTTGATAACCTACCGAACAACAAGATTGTTGATAACAAAATAGATGATTTGGTAGACCAAAAAGTCAATTACATGTTGGGTAAACCGCTTGAAATTAAGACGGAAGATGACCGCATCACTGATATATTTAATCGTAAATTTCAACGCACACTATTAAACGTATGCAGCGATTCGCAAATAGCTGGTAAAGGGTACTTGTATCCATATATTAATGCAAATGGCGATATTGCTTTCAAGCGATTAAAACCTGAAAACATTATTCCTTTTTGGCGTGATGATGATCATACACAGTTAGATGCATTTGTCTATATGTACGACATGGAAGTGTATGCTCCGCTAGGTACTAATCAGACAGTAACCTTTGTAGAGTTTTACACAAAGGACAAAGTAAAGTACTATACCTATCAAAATCAAAACTTGTATATCAATCAAGAAAAGGACGAACAACGCTATATTAACGCTGGCAATGTGTTCTATGATTGGGGGCAAGTACCTTTAATTTGTTTCAAGGGCAATCATACGGAACAACCTATTATTAATCGTGTTAAATGTTTACAAGATGCATTGAATGATATGTATTCAATATTAGCCGATAACATGATGGAAGATAGTCGGAATACAATTCTAGTATTAAAGAACTATGACGGAACAGATTTAGCAGATTTTAAGAAAAATCTAGCACAATATGGGGCTGTCAAGATTAATACTGTAAATGGTGATGGTGGGGTAGAGACTTTACATATTGAAGTCAATACTGCTAACTATCAATTCATTATTCATGCATTGAAAACGGCAATTATCGAAAATGGCCGAGGGTTCGATGCAAAAGATGATAGAATGGCTAACAATCCTAATCAGATGAACATCATGAGCATGTATTCTGATATTGATTTAGATAGCAATCAAATTGAAGTTGAATTTCAAGCATCATTTGAGAAGATGCTTGAGTTTATTGGCCAGTACTATAACATTCTAGGTAGCAATGCACTTGATGATGTGGAATTTATATTTAATAAACTCACACCAGTTAATGAAAGTGAAATCATCAACAATTGCCGTAATAGTGTAGGTATCATCTCGAATGAAACCATCGTATCTAATCACCCATGGACTACTGATACCAATGAGGAATTAGAACGTTTGAAGAAAGAACAGGATGAATTAATGCCTGACTTTGTAATTCCTAATGGTGGTGAGGCACATGGCGAATGATTATTGGCAAAAGCGATATGAACGTATCCTAGACGAATCATTTCAAAAAGCAGCGCTAACAGATAAAGAAATCAAAGAGCAGTATGCACGAGCATTAAGGCGAATGGAGAAGGCTATTAATGATTGGTATCGAAGATTTGCCAACGAAAACGGCATTACCTTACAAGAGGCACGCAAGCTACTGGATAAATACGAAATGAAAGCCTTTAAGATGGACTTGAAAGAGTTTGAACACGAGGTCAAGCAACTCGGAATGTCTAAGGAACATCAACAAATGCTATCTAATGCATCCATTCGTGAGCGGTTAAGCCGTGAGCAGATGCTATATATCAATATGGTGCATGAAATCGAAGTTATGGCCCATAGTCAAAATGTATCGGTTAAAAGTATGCTTGATGATGTCTATAGATCATCAGTATATAAGAGTGCTTATACGGCACAAACGCAACGAGGCACGTATTCAATGATTAATAGCATTGATGGTAAGCGTGTTGATAGCGTTGTAAATAGCCAATGGGCGAATGATGGGCAAGATTTCAGTAGTCGCATATGGAATGATAAGGTAAAGCTAGTAGCTAACCTGCAGAATGATTTCACGCAAGCGTTGATGATTGGTCAAGGTGCTGACACTATGGCGGATAACCTAAGCAAGAGAATGAAAACATCGTATAGCAACGCTAAACGGCTAGTAGAAACAGAAACAGCACGAGTACATGAACAGGGTTTTCTTGACAGCATGACAGAGCTCGATGTTGATAAGTTGGAGATACTAGCCACGCTAGATAGTCATACATCACCTATTTGTAGGCGAATGGATAGAAAGATTGTTAGACGTGTGGATGCTAAACCTGGTGTTACTGTTCCGCCGTTCCATTGTTATTGCCGTTCTACTACTATCCCTTATATAGAGGGGTTAGATGGTGAAACACGAACAGGCAGAAATAAAGATGATAAAAGCATCGATATTGATGGTGCTATCACCTACGAAGAGTGGGAAAAACAATATATTAACTAATAAGCAGCTTAACGGCTGCTTTTTTAATTGCCGTTTTAGTATTGTTAGGCGTAAAACAACGAGACCGTAATTGTGAGGTGTGGCTCACGATAATAAAGCGAAATGGGTATTTGTATTAAGGGGGTCAATATGACTAAAGACGAATTAATGAAGTTAGGTTTGAGCGAAGAGGTAGCTGACAAATTGGTGGAAGATTACGGCAAGAATTACGTATCTAAAGACCAATTCAATGCGAAAAATGACAAGCTCAAATCAGTAGAGGGGGAATTATCAAAAGTACGTGGTGAAATTGATAACCTTCAAAAAGCCAATGCTAATAACGATGATCTAAAAAAACAAATCGATGCATTGAAAGCCGATTCAGATAAAAGAACTGCTGAATATGAGGAGAAAATCAAAAGCATGGAAATTGATAGCATCGTGAATATGGCATTGAGTGGTGTCAAATCTAAGAATAACAAAGCTGTTCGTGCTTTATTGGATTTAACTGATGCAAAAATTGAAAACGGCGAAATTAAAGGGTTAAAAGACCAACTTGATACGATCATGAAAGAAAACCCTTTTTTATTTGGTGAAAATACGAAACCAAAAGGCACACCAGCTGGCAACGAGGGCGGTAAGCATAGCACACATACTATTACAGTAAAAGAGTTTGCAAAAATGAACTATGCTGAACGCTCAAAACTTTATGATGAAAATCAAGAACTTTATAACCAATTATCAAAAGGAGAATAAAAATATGAGCAAACAAAAATTTACATTTAATTTGCAATGCTTTGCAGCAGGTACTACTACTTCTACTAATATGATTAAACCGCAAGTTATGGCTGACATGGTGTCCGCTAACTTGCCTAAAGCAATTAAATTTACTCAAATTGCAACATTCGATAATACTTTGGTTGGTCAACCAGGGGAAAGCGTAACAGTACCAGTATGGGGCTATATCGGTGATGCGGTAGACCTTACAGAAGGTACTCCAATGAATACAGAACAAATGACAGCATCTACCGATGATTACAAAATCAAAGAGGCAGGCAAAGCAGTTGAATTGACTGATAAAGCTATCCTTACAGGTTTGGGTGACCCAGTTGGTGCAGCTGCTCGACAATTATCCATGTCTATTGCGTCTAAAGTTGATAATGATGTATTGGCTGCATTAAGCGGCGCTACACTTGTTTCTACTTCTGCAAATGCAATCTCTTATGATGGCATCGTTGATGCGGTTGCTAAATTCGAAGAAGAACAAGAAGGTGTTGTGAAATATTTATTTATTTCTCCAGCGCAAGAAGCAACATTGCGTAAAGACGCTAACTTCATCGATAAAAACAAATATGGTAACGATGTAATGGCTAGTGGTGTAATTGGCAAGGTAGCTGGTTGCAATGTTGTTATATCTCGTAAAATTGTAGAAAATGGCGGTAATTTTGATAACTATATCGTACAAGTTACACCAGAGCCAGAAGATGGCATTCCAGCACTTCCAGCAGTAACAATCTTTATGAAACGTGATGCAGTAGTTGAAACTGATCGTGATGTATTGAAACGTACAAATGTTATTACAGTAACTGAACATTACATTGCTGCATTAACTAATAAATCCAAAGTTGTAAAAGCGACATTTAAAAAATAGTAGGTGAAATCATGGGAATGTTATTAAGACGATACCACAAAGTATCTAATCCTAACGTAGATGAAAATACGAATACGGATGAAAACACGAATACAAATGAAAACACGAATACAAATGAAAATCCTAACGTAGATGAAAATACGAAAGGTAAAGGATTGGTGAAGGATGCTGGAAAAAATTCTGAATCTAATTCTGAAGATAACGAATAAAAGCGTTGATACTGACACACCTATTCTTGAATACCTAATCAGTGCAGAAACTAGACGAGTACTGAATATTATTAATTGTGAAACGCTACCGACTGAACTCGAACATGTAATAGTGTATCGAGTGGTTGGAGCGTATTTACAGACTAATATTGTTGCGTTGGTTGGTACTGAAAACCTCGATGTGCCTACACAAATTAAAATGGGTGATACTCAAGTTAATTTCAGCGACAAAGGTGCAGAGGATAGATTGAAAGAAATGGCTCTAACATTCGTAAATTATGGAGAGGGTGAATTGACATGTTTCCGACGGCTGAAATGGTAGCAAAGTATACAAAGCAAATCGAAAAACTTTACGATTGCGAATGTACGATTGAAACCGAAATCGACCAAATGGACGAAGAAACTGGGATAATGGCAAAATCAACCAAAATTGATGGCCCATATCCTTGCAGATTGTCATATAAAACATCGAATATTGCCAATATGGCTGAAATACCAAAATTTACGCAGTATACGAGCCTTTTCTGTTCGCCTAGTGTAATCATACCAAAAGGCTCACGAATAGCCGTTACAGGGCGAAATACGAAACAATTTTTTCGCAGTGCCTCAATTTCGGCACGATATGACACTCATCAAGAAGTGCAACTCGAAAATTTAGAGGTGCATTGATATGGGTGTAAATTTCGACCTAAAAGATTTTACTGATTTTAAAGATAGTTTAATAAAACTAAGTCAATCAGGGAATATTCAAGCATTCAATAAAAAAGTGGTTGAAAACATGGCAAGTGTGTATGTGCGTGAGGCAAAGTTGAATACGCCAGTCGGCAAAAGGTCGGTAAAATTCATGCAACATGGAAAAATACAGACTAAATACTTTGATAGCGAACATACACGCCAATCATGGAGTATTGGTAAATATCAATTAAACAATCAAAGCGGTAAGGTTGAGGTGTTTAACACATCATCATATGCATCCTTCCTAAATGATGGACATAGGCAAGAGGTTGGGAGATTTCTTCCTTGGATAGGTCAATCTAAAGGCGGTGTCATGCAAGGTGGCAGATTAAAAAAACCTTGGGTAGATGGTGCGTATATGCACGAGAAAGCGGAAAAGGTAGTCAATAAGAACGCTAAACGTATTATGGAGATTACATTAAAGAAATGGATTAAAGATCATGGTGGATACTGATGTATTAACGGCTGTATCTAAGACTGTACATAAGGCTTTAAACGTGCCTATATACCTTGAATTCAAAGAGAATAATATGACATTCCCATGTGCTTATATCAAAGTTATTGAACCTAGTATGAGCAGACATGTTGGAACGCTATATAATTCATCTTTGGATTTAGACATCATGTATTATGCCAATAATCTTGATGTGGTTACGGATACAAGAAAGTTATTAGAAATTCCTAGTGTGTTGTATCAGATGCTTGAATTCGTACAAGTTGGGGAACGTACGATCATGGGTACTGGTATGAAATACAAAGTGTCAGATGGTGTATTACATTTCTTTGTAACGTATGAAAATATTTTACGAAGTGCATCTAAGCCAATCGAACGTATGAAACACATGGAATTAACAGAAAGGGTAAAAAATGGCAGAGATTGAAACAGTTGAAACGCCTGTAATGGCTGAACAACAATTTGATGCATATACAATCGTTGCATCTGATAAATATAGACGATATCGTGATTTGCTCACATGTCTATTGGATGAAAATGTGATGTATACGCATAGTGATATTGATAGAATTTTAAATCAGGCATTAAAAACGCCTGTGAAAGGTTAGTGAAATATGGCATTAGGTGGTGGCACATTCTTATTTCATAATAAAGTATTGCCAGGTACTTATATTAATTTTGTATCTAAAGACCGAGCATATGCGGAAGTATCAGACCGTGGGTTTGGTGCTATGATGCTTGCCTTTGATTGGGGCCCTAGCGGTGAAGTGTTCCGTGTAGATAATGATACGTTCCAAAAAGAATGTCAAAAGTACTTTGGTTATGATTATGGCCATGAAAAAATGAAAGGCTTGCGTGATTTATTCCGTGGCCTTAAAACTGGCTATTTCTACCGCTTAAATTCTGATGGTAAAGAGGCAAGCGGTGCTATTGGTAAAGCTAAATATAAGGGCATCCGTGGTAATGATTTGGGTGTATCTGTACAAGCTGATCCAGATAATAGCGGTAAATTCATTGTAAATACATACCTTACAACTGGTGATGTTCGCAAAGTAGTGGACACTCAAAAGAATTTGAAAGATGCAACTGAATTAAAAGACAATGATTACATTATTTTTACTAAAACAGGTGCATTGACTGCTAGTGCATATGCTGCATTGACTGGCGGTACAAATGGTAGTGCGGTAACTGTTCAAAACTATCAAGATGGCCTTGATATGCTTGAACCTTACTACTTTAATACAATCGGTTATGCTGGTTCTGATGATACTGTTAAAAACTTACTCATAGCATTTACAAAACGTTGCCGTGAGCAAAGTGGTGCTAAATTCCAATTAGTGATTCATGGTAAGACTAAAGTCAACTATGAAGGCGTTATCTCTATCCTTAATGATGTAACCGATGTAGGTGCTGAAAAAGGCTCTTTGGTTTACTGGACATTAGGACAAGAGGCATCTTGTAATATCAACTCAACAGTAGGCAATATGATCTATGATGGCGAATATACTGTAAATGTGAAATACAAACAGTATGAACTTGAACAAGCTATTAAAGATGGTATGTTCATGTTCCACAGTGTAACTGATGCGGTAGGTGGCAACATTCAAGGCGATGTGCGTGTATTGAAAGATATCAACACATTTACTGAATTCAGCAAGGCTAAAAATCGTGATTTCTCATTCAATCAAGTTATTCGTGTACTCGATAATTGGGCGATTGATAATGCTAGATTGTTCAATAAAACATATCTTGATAAATCACCTAATGACCAAGCTGGCCGTGAATCCTTATGGGGTGATTTGGTATATCTTGCTGAACAATATCAAAAGGTACGTGCTATTCAAAATTTTGATGATAAAGACATTCCTGTACCAACACAAGGTGATAACAAGGAAGATGTATTAGTAAATGTACAATTGCAACCAACTGTTGCTATGGAAAAATTGTACATGACTGTAGTAGTAGCGTAGGGGGTAACACATGGCAGATGAAATTTTAGATGCTTTAAAAACGATGGAAGCTGGCGATGTAGTCTCTTCTAAACTGGCATCTTGCTATATCGTTGAAAATGGCAATAGATATTTATTGTTTCAAGCTAAGAAATTAAGTGCAAAAATTAAGAAAAATAAAGAAAAAGTTGCTATTTTAGGCCGTATCGGTGCTGGTAATAAGTCTACTTCCGTTGAATATAGCGGTAGTTTGACGATTTACCATAACACAGCTTTATTCGACAAGATGGTTGAAAAATACTTGAAAACAGGTGTGGATACATACTTTGATATGCAAGTAGTCAATCATGATCCGACTTCTAAAGCTGGTAGACGTTCTGTTATTCTCAAAGGCGTAAACCTTGATGAATTAACGGCAGCAGAATTCGATGCTGATGGCAAATATATCGAACAAGAACATAATTTCACTTATGAAGGTGTTAAATATGTTCAACATTTTAATGAATTAGATGGGATGCAAGCCTAGTGCTTGCTCCCCTTTTTTAATAGGAGAATTTTACAATGGCTGAAAATTTAAGTGCATTTCTAAAACAAAACGTAGAAGTAGTCAATGAAACAGAATATGTGGCATCTAAACGAATTAAAGGTGCTAATGGCGATCCTATTGCGTGGAAAATCAAGATATTAACTACTGATGAAACAGAAAAAATGCGTAAGAAACATACTAAACGAATTACAGACAGAATTACACGTCAATCCGAAGAACGCTTTGATACAACTGCATATAACGAAGAATTGATATCTAAAACTATTACATACCCTAATTTGTACGATGCTGAATTGCAAGATAATTGGGGTGTAACTGAACCTGTTGATTTAGTTAAAGCTATGCTTACACCTGGTGAATATGCTGACCTTTTAGCAGCTGCAACTGAGGCACAAGGCTTTGATGCTGGCATGAAAGATAAGGTAAAAGAGGTAAAAAACTCCTAGATTCCAATGAAACAGAAACGATGTTCGCATATTTGGCGTTTGTTAAATACCATATGCGACCTTCTGTTTTTGCGGAAATGAGTATAAATGAAAAAGCGGTAGTAATTGCTTTTATCCAACAACATGCAAAAGATGAGCAAAAAGAGTTGGATAAGACAAAAAGGGGGTAATGAATGGCTACACTTTCAAATTATATAAGCCTATCAACTAATATTCCTAATGCAATGAATGCAGCCGCAAATGCAACCCAAAAAGCCTATCAATCAATGAACACGTTGCACAACAAAATGAATGGAGTGTCAAATGCAAGCGAAACGCTAAAAGCTAGCCTTGGCGGCATCATGAATAGCTTTGCTGGTAACTTATTGGCAAATGCAGTCATGAATGGTGTTGGAATGGTTAGGGGTGCTATTGATTCAATCACAGATACGGCTGCAGAATGGGCAAGCGTACAAGCTAGATTGAAACTCGTGGCAGGCAGTCAAGAAAATGCCATTTATCTAAACAAGCAAATATTTGAATCTGCTCAACGTGCAAGAGGCGGATATATGGATATGGCTGATGCGGTAATTCAAGTATCACAATCGGCACATGATGCATTCCAAGACCCTCGGCAAGCCGTAGAATTCATGGAAGGTATTCAAAAGGTATTCGCCATTGGTGGTGCATCGAAAATGGCACAAAGAAACGCTATGCTCCAATTAACGCAAGGTCTAGCGAGTGGGCAGTTACAAGGCGATGAATTCCGTTCAATTGCCGAAAATGCTCCAATGATTGAGAATATCATTGCTAAATCAATGGGGGTATCTCGTGGCGAACTTAAAAAACTAGCATCAGAAGGTAAAGTTACTGCTGATGTAATAAAAAATGCCATCATGAATAATATACCTGAAATCGAAAAGCAGTTTGAATCATTACCAAAAACTTGGGGTGATCATATGCAGTCGATTAAAAATAAAGCGGTTCAAGCATTTGAACCTGTATTTCAACGTATTTCTGACCTTGCCAATAATGAGGGAATACGTGAATTAGTTGATAACGTAACAGGAGCCATTCAAACTGTGGCACCTGTATTCTATTGGCTTGTAGGTGTGATTGGTGAAACGATTAATACCTCTATATGGGCCTTTAACACGCTATCAAGCTTTATCCGTCAACACTCGTCTATCATGTATTTAGCTATGATTGTATTAGGTGGTGTAATGGCTTATTACGCTATACAAGCTGGTATCGCAGCAGCAAGAACAATAGTAGCAGCTGGAGCCATGGCAATTAAGGCGGCGGCTGATTGGATAGAAACTGCAGCAATATTGGCTATGATAGTAGCACAAGAGGGATTAAATGCTGCATTGTATGCTTGCCCTTTAGCTTGGATAATCGGCTTAATTGTGGCTGTTATTGCGGTATTCTATTTAGCAATTGAAGTTATTAATTATTTCTGCGATACCAATATAAGCATCTTGGGCATTGTAGTTGCTGCATTCTATGCGTTTGGTTCTGTTATTTACAACGTATTCGCATTTGGTTGGAATATCATCGCAGCATTTGTCAATTTCTTGGCTAATGTATTTAAAGACCCATTGCGTGCAGTTGGCAACCTATTTGTTGATATATGGAATGGCATTTGGGGATACATTAAGCAACGTATTAACGATATTATCGGTGCTATCAATAAGATTCCTGGTGTAAAAGTCGATGAAGTTGGCGATTCAACAGGGATGCTCCAACGTTTTGAGATTGCTGGCGGTGAAAATACTGTTATGAACAAGATGGATTACACAAGCCCATTACAAGCTATGTCAGAGGGATATGGTGTAGGTGCTGGTTTAAGCCTAGAAAATCTAATTCCTAAGATGCCAGAAATCAACAAGCCGAAAGAATTCGATGCTAGCAAAATTACACCTGGTTCGGATCATAATGCAGATAAAACGCAGAAAAATACTGGTAAAACTGCTAAAAACACAGGTAAAATTGCTAATTCAATTGATATGACAAACGAAGAAATCAAGGCCTTACGTGAAAGTGCTATCGATAAATCGTTGAAGAAATGGCAAGATGCCAATGTGATTCACATCCAAATGAATAACGATGTTGAAATCAATAATGGTACTGATTTAGATGGATTTACAAGTCAAATCGCAAAAGGCTTAAAAGATGCGTTTACAATTCAAAGAGAGGGGATATAAATGTACTATTTCTATTTAGGAACGATGCAAATACCAATTCCCCCTAAGGAATTAACCACTACTATTAATGGCAAAAATGAAACTATTGATTTATTGGGCAAGGGCGAAGTTAATATTATCAAGCCAGCTGGATTGACTGATATTTCTTTTAAATTCCTTTTACCTAATTCAGATTATCCATTTAACGAATCAATGCTATTCAAGTCTAAAAAAGCGAAGTACTACGTTGATGAACTTGAAAAGTTGAAAACAACAAAAACAAGATTTCAATTCATCGTAGTTAGAATGAAACCAGACGGACAGATGCTAGCAATGACTAATATGAAATGTACGCTTGAAAATTACAGTATCGAGGAAGATGCGGATAATGGATTTGATTCATACGCCAATATATCATTGAAACAATGGAGAGATTGGGGAGCGAAACGTATTGAAGTAAAAACCGATAAAGATGGCACGGCTAAAGGTAGCGTGAAACAGGATAGACCAACGGATAATAAGGCGGTAGCATCTACTGCTAAGGTATCACGAGATCAAACGCTGCAGCAGATTGTTAAAAAGCAATTGGGGAATACAGAAAACTTATTCCAAATTGCTGCACTTAACAAAATAGCAGTGCCAGCCATCTTGGGTGTAGGTCAAGTTATCCAACTAAAACGAGAAGGTAATAACGAATGGCTGTAGAAGAAAACAAAACTGTTGAAAAATCTCAAATCAATGGTGTTATCACTCCAATACCTATGCCAATGCAATTGCACTATGAATTAACTATCAGAAATAAAAGTACTGGTGATTTGTGGCTAGTAGAACCTCAAGATGATGTACAGATAATAAGGGCGATTGATTGTGTTCCAAGTAAAATGACATTTAAAGTGCCTAAAGACACTAATCTCAATTTTGAAGAAGGGGATACAGTTAAATTCACTTTAAATGGTGGTGCTGTATTCTTTGGGTATGTGTTTGAAAAGCAACGTGATGGCAAGAATGCTATATCGGTTACTTGCTATGATCAATTACGTTATTTGAAAAATAAAGATTGCTATGTTATTGGTTCAATGACGGCAACTGAATTTATCAAGATGATAGCCGAAGATTATCATTTGAATTGTGGATATATGGACGATACTGTATGGAAAACGCCTGAAAATCCTAAAACAATATTCAAAGATAAGTCATTACAAGAAATGATATGCCAATTGCTTGATAAAACGACTATATACACACCTAATCATGCATTCTATCATCTGTATGATGATGCTGGTGAATTACGATTAGCATCATTTGAAACTATGAAAACAGACATATACATCGATGATGAGTGCATGGAAGATGTGCAATATACCACTTCCATCGATAAGGATACATACAACTATGTAAAAATCGTACGTACTGTTCCAAATGGTGCATCAAGCAGTTTAGAGAATACATTTATTGCTAAAGACGATAAAAATATCGAGAAATGGGGTAGATTGCAATATCTACTCATTCCTAAAGAGAAAGATATTAATGCAGTAGCACAAGCTAAAGCAATTATGGCTCATAAGAATAAGAAAAGCCGTGAGATTAAACTCAAAAATGTCATTGGTGATGTACGTGTACGTGGTGGTTCATTGGTGTATATCAATCGAAACTTTGGGGATATGATTATCAATAATTACATGATGGTAACATCTGTTACGCATACGTTTAAAACAGGATTTCACGGAATGGATTTAGATTTGCGATACGTTGATAATGATGCAACATACGAAGTAGCAAAAGATGAAGATGCCGAGGCAGTCAAAAAGATTGATGCGGCTAAAAATACACGATCTAATAGTGCCGTTGCTACTGGTGCTGGTGGTACTGCTGGACAGGTTGATACCGCATTTAGTGCTAATGATGGGCGTGTATCTCAATATGGCAGTGTTGGGTGTGCTGATACAGTATGTGCGACTGGTTCGTACTACAATAAAGACCTTGCTGCTGAATATAACAAGGGAACGGCATCTGTTCCTACACTTCGCCAAAACCTTGAGGCTAAAGGTTATGTTACTGAACAATTTAACGGATACGCTAACAAAGGCGATTTGTTGATTTATGGTGATGATGATCATGTGGTAATTGCTGATGGTGCTGGCGGTTGCTTTGGTAATTCGTCAAGCCGTGGCTATGCTATGAAATACGGCAACGCAAATTATGCATGGCATGATGACGAGGCACCAACTAAGATTATAAGAATGGGGGTGTCATAATGGATAGTGAATATATGAAAATGGTTAATACCATAAAGGAAATAGCTAGCACAGTTATTCAAAATGGCGAACCTATGGAAATAATCGTTGGTGAAGTGGTGAGTGTATCGCCACTTGCCATTAAAATAGACCCTAATCTAACCATCCCAGAAGAAAACATCATTCTTACTAAGAATACCTGTGAATGGACTGTTGAAATGAGTGTAGACCATGTAACAGAAAATAGAGCAGGTGGCGGTGGATATGCTGAATATGCAAGTCATAACCACGATTACACAGGAAGAAAGAAATTCCTAGTACATAATCAATTAGTTATGGGTGATAAGGTCATTATGTTAAAGGAAACTGGCGGACAACGGTATATAGCGTTAGATCGTTGGTATAACCCAAATAGGGGGTGTACAACTAAATAATGGCAGATAATTTACTTTTACCAAAACAAACTAATGATACGCTAATTCCAGATACTGTAAATTATATAGAACCATCGCATACATATGATGTTGATTTTAGAACTGATAGCCAAATACGAGGATATGCAGATAAGTTGCGAGCTATGGAACAAGCAATTTATAAAATCATCAATACAGAGCGATATCAATATATTATTTACAGTTGGAATTATGGTATCGAATTACAAGACTTATTTGGACAGCCTATTCCATATGTGTATGCTGAATTACAACGGCGAATAGAAGAGGCCTTGCTGAATGACGATAGAATAACCAAGGTATATAACTTTGAATTCAGCAATAATGGTGGTGATGTTATGACTGAATTCGATGTTGATACTATATATGGTACATTGCAAGGGATTAAGAAAGGGGTGAGCGGTATTGTATGAGCATATGACGGCTGACAGGATAGAAAAGCAAATGCTTGATAGGGTCAAAGACGAATTTGACCGCCGTGAGGGCAGTGTAATCTATGATGCTACTGCTCCAGCTAGTATTGAATTTGCAGAACTCTATATTCTGGCCGATGTTATTTTGAAACAAGCGTTTGCAAGGACTGCTGATAGAGAATTCTTAATTCTACGTGCAGCTGAATTTAATATCTACCCAGAGCCAGCTACACAAGGGGAATTTGAGGCACAATTCAATATGGACATCCCTATCGGTTCTAGGTTTAATTACAATGAATACAATTTCATTGTAACGGAAGTATTGAGTGCCGATGAGCATAAATATAAAATGCGTTGCGAACAATTTGGGCGTTCCCCTAACTTTGTAACAGGTGATATTACACCAATTCAAGGTATTAATGGTTTAACTACCGCTAAAATCTTGAAGAATATCACACCAGGAGAAGATGAGGAAGAAACAGAAGTATTCCGTCAACGCTATTTCGAGGCGTTGAAATCTAAAGCCTATGGCGGTAATGGTGCTGATTATAAAGAAAAGGTGTTAGCCATTCCTGGTGTTGGTGGTGTTAAAGTATACCGATGTTGGAATGGTGGCGGTACTGTTAAATTGGTAGTGTTAAACAGTGATTACGGCCCAGCAGATGATGAACTTATAAAAGAGGTTGAAAATGTTATAGATCCGATGCCTAAAGGTAAAGGCTACGGACTAGCACCTATCGGACATACTGTAACAGTAGCTAAGGCTGAACCTGTTCCGATTAATTACACAATTGAAGTAACTATGACGCAAGGCCATCAAGTAGCAGAAATTAAAAATGCTATTGAAACAGCCATAAAAGAGCGCTTAATTAATCGTTGTAAAGAGTGGGCGAAACAAGATGAAAAGCAATTTATCACTGTACGGTCTAGC